ATGTAATTGTGTTTGCATTATCCCAAACATCATTTGCTATTGCTCTAACTTCTGTGGAGTTGGTTGGTATTGCTGATAATGCACCATACCAAACTTTTAGTTTTTGCGTAATTGTCCTTAGCGGAGTACTTATTGTTCCTGCACTTAAAACACTATTTGCTGTATAACTAACAAATCCTTGTAATGTAAAGTTAGCTATTACACTATTTGCTGCAAAAGCAGTAGATTGTGTTGCTGAAACTTCTACCCCATCTTTTTCTAATGAGAAGGTTGCTTCTGTTGCTTCTGCATCATTTGGAGCAAATACTATATTTATAGTTTGAGCAAAGTCTGCTCCTTTTTCAATGATTTGACTATTGATATTAAAACTGATTGTTGGTAATGTAATATTTGTAAAGAACTTATCATTAAATTGGCTTTGTGTAAGTCCTTCAAGTGGTGTAATAGGTTCACCTTCAATATAACCTCCTAGAGTAAGTGGAGATAAATCTGTGTTTATATACACACCTTCTTCTTTTTCGTAAGATACCACTATAAGCTCTGAACTTAAAATACTAATTTCAGAGTTTAACCCTACACTAGTGTCTATAGGTTTTTTGTTTAGTCCTATTGTGTAGTAAGTATCAAAAACTTTAGTTTTAAATAAAGGAATTTGATTTGTCTGTATTAAAGTATTAGGTAAAGAATTAATTAAACCTGCAATAACTACAAGAGGATTAGAAGCATCTTCTTCAACTTCTGGTAATTGTATTTCAAAAAGCTCTACATTTTGTCCACTAGATACACAAGAAGCTTTTATACAACGAATTTGTTCAGCAAGCCAACTAAATTTTTTATTTATTTCATGTTCACTAATAAGACTCATTATTTCACAGTTTTAATCACTTTATACTCTTTTTCATCTTTTGTTATAGCACTGCTTATCTTTCTTTTGTTTTTTCTAGTTAATCTGAAACTAATAAAGTTTTTATTTCTAATAGGAACATCATATTTTTTCCAATTAAACCTATAAGAAATTCCTCCTGTGTGCTCATTAGTATGTCTTACAATAGTCTTATTAGCTTTAGATTCAGCATCTCTTTCCCATAAAGCTTTAGTTCTAACCCAATCAGGAGGTAAAATGCATTTACCTTTCTCATCAAACATTTTTTCTCTTTTAGTTCCTACAATTTCTACAGTCCCCATTCTTTCAGGAAGAGTAATAGCTTTACCTTTAATAGTTTCATTTACTATAAAATCAAAGAACTTAAAGCAAATATACTTATAAGTTTTGTAATCTACAGGATTTAGTGTTTTTTCCTTGTAGTATTTATAAGAATCAAGTAAATTTTTATCTGTTTTTATCATTATTTACTTTCTTGTTTTAGAGAATCTGAAGTGTCATTTGTTTTATCTTCTCTCATTTTATAAAATAAATCAAACACTTCTGTTATAGACATTTTGATTAAAGCATCTAAATATTCTCTATCTAAAAGAAAATCCATTTCACAGTAAGGAATACAAACGTCTTCTTCACTACATTTATTGATATAGCTTTGAGCTTCAATAGGATCAGAAGGTATAAACTTCATTGAGATATAACCAGGAGCTGTAGAACAATTTATAAACAAATACCCATTCTCAATAGTATATTTGAGTTTTCCTTTAGTGTATTTATTACCTTTGTTATAAAGAAACTCTTGTCTTTTAACTTCTCCTATTACATAAGAGTTGTCTACTTTCATTACCCACTCTATTAAGTGTTTATCTAAATCTGTAAGTACTCTAGGTATCTTTTTTTCACTTCTATAAATAGTACAACCAAGTTTGGAAAATGCTTTACAGGTTATAGAATTTACAGGAATCATCTTTATGCAGTTAGCTACAATATAATTCCAATCGCTTACTATTTGTCTTTTTTTAATTTGATTTGTAATAAGAGTGGCTCTAATACTTGAAGTAATAGAGTATATATGCCTAGGAGATAACCTACTATCATCAGATTTTACACCTCTAGAGTATGCAGATTGTATTCTACTATTAACCTCTTCTATTTTAAGCATAGCTCTCTATTTTTTCTTTGAGTTCTTTAGTGTAATCTGTAGTGTCATACAAAGTGTAGTTTCCATCTTTTTGTAAGTACACAATAACTCTTTTACCTACTTGACAACCAGTTTGTTCTAACATGATTTGATAGTAACTTAACTGTATTTCATAATGACTGAAAGGCATATCTAATAGATGACTAAATATTCCTGTCATTTTTTTCCCTCTAAAATTCTTAAATAAGTCATTATTAGTCTTATAGTCAGCTATTATGTACTCTCCTTTTTTAGTGTCAAAAAGGATTATATCTGCTGTACCTCCAAACATTTTAGTAAAGTGGTACATCCTTAATTCCATAGTAACAGGAATAATGTGGTCTGGTAAATCTTTCCAAAATTTGACTACGGCTTCTTCCTGTTTACACTTAGGCTTCATTTGAGGATTAGAAGGGTAATGTTCTCCAAATAGATGCACTCTATGTCCTCTGTCAATAGCTTCTTTGTTTATAGCCTTCCATTGAGCTAAAATCTCTTTTTCAGACATGCCAGTGTATTTATTAATAACCCCAGCATCTTTATTTTCTTGAGTCAACTCTCTAGCTTTTTTACTAGCAGGAAAAGGGATGTAAAATTCTTTTATTAACTTAGATACACTAGCTTTTAATGGCTTATTTTCAACAAAGTACACATGCTTATCTTCATCAAAATCTAATTTGATAAAAGGCATCATTAAGTTTTTTCTTATTTCTTTTACTTTATCCATAAAACAAAATTAAGCTTTTATTTTATGAATCTCAAAAATAATAAACTCTAATTAAAGAATTTGCACTGTAATAAGAGGGTTTGAACTGTTAGAAGTAAGTAGTAACTGAGGAGCTCCTCCTAAAGAAGACTGAAAATAAAATTTAATGCTTCCGTAGACTTCCATAACAGAACCTGAAGTTAAATTTCCTATATTAGAGAAACCTACAGTAACAGCTTCACTTAAATCTCCTTCGTAAGTTAAAGGAATATTTACAGTGTTTCCCGAAAAAGAAGTGTCAAAACTTTCTAAGCCTGTAGCATCATCAGAAGTAATTTGATAGTAAGGTTCCCAAGTAACATATAAACCATCTAACCCATTTACCACATCTGAAATTAAAGCTCCATTTACAGCTTCAGCAGTCAAATTAGCGAATAAATTTACAGAGTAAGGAGGAGGCACTTCTGAAACATCTACATTCTGAATTACACTTCCTAGTAAAGAGTTGTAAACTAGAGCTGTTACATTAATTTCTATACTAGGAGCTACACTTCCTATTTTCCCTGATAAGACTATAGCAGTAGAGGGAAAGGTAACTACTCCATTAAAAGGAATGTCATAAAATAAACTAAATTCTGCCATTATGAACTAAATTGTTCTGAGCCTGTATCAGAGACTGAGAAATTAAAAGTTGTTATATTGTTTTGTTCTAAGTTTGTGTTTACAGCGTACATTAACATACCTGAATCTATATCAGAGAATAATATTTCTTGCCCTACTACAACATTTACTCCATCATACAGTAAAGTTCCTTCAGTGGGGAGAGAGTCTATTCTAACAGCAAAAGGAGCATCTCCTTCTGGGTCTTGGTAAGCAGGAGTAGTTAAATTAGTAAACATCCCTGTTGTAAGGACATACCCTCCAGTATCAGTATTGACTTCTAAAGTGTAGTCTCCTACTTGATTAGGAGGAAGGTTTCCTGTAAATACAGTATTAATAGTAAAAGTAGCTGAAACTTTACTAATATCTGAAACCAATATTCCTGTAACTTTTTCTATACAGCAAATAATTTCATTAAAATTTATTAGTTCTTCTATGTTCTCAAAAGATTCTATTAAATTGTTATTAGTAGTTATTTCTTTAAAGTACAAGTATATAGCAATATAATCATAAGCTAGCAATTTAGTAATGATATACTCTGAAGATAAGTATTTACCATGCAACAACTCTCCTTCTGTATGACAATCTAATATCTCTTTTGTGTAACAATCTGTGTATTTGTATACTTCTAATAGAAAAGGAGTAATTTGCGGACTCATAAGCCTTTTAAATTGCTCTACTTTAGCATAAGCATTTAAAAGTAAATCACAATTAGTTGTACTATTACAAGAATTACAACAACTAGAACAAGATTCACAAAAAACTTTTTTTAAATCTTCTGTAATGTTTTGTAAGAGGGTGTAATAATTCTTTATATAGACTGTGTCCAGTAAAGTTTCTTGTTCATAAAATAGTATTCTATAACTGTCATTTACTAAATAATCTATTTCATAAGAACTTATAGTAGCTATAAGGGTAGACTCTACTTGTACCCAGCCTACACTTTCACAAGATTTTTTTTCTACAACTATTTTTAATTCTTGTTCTTGTGATAAATTAGTTATATAATAAATAAAGTCTGAGGTAGTTATAGTGTACATTACTTTATGTTTTGATTACAAATATAAATAAAAAAAACTCTACCAATTAAGATAAAGTTTTTAAAATTAAAAATTAAACAACTTCTTATGCCACTAAAGCTTCCATCATAGTATTTACAGAAGCTATTGCAGTTGAGTGTGTTGCAGGGACAGCTACAATAGTTGTAAGAGGATTCTTGTAACTTAACCAACCTCCTTCTGCTACTACATCATATTCTAAAGCGAATTGAGTATAGTTAGTGTTCTTATCTGCTAAAAACTCTATGTTTCCTATTGCAGTGTTAGTAGTTTTACTGATTGCATAAGGACCAGCTCCATTCCAAGAACTTGCATGATATTCTTTCTGTAAAATATTGTTTCCAGTACCTTGAGCAAAAGTTGGAGTAGTAGAAGTAATTGTAGTTCCTGTACAATTCAAATTGTGTAAAGGAGAAACTAAAAGGACTGTTTCAAGCAATTTGTGATAGCTTAAATTAATTCCTGCATTAAAGTTTCCACCACTTACAGTATTAGGAGTAAGTACAATAGAAGTAGTAATAGCAGTATTATCATTAGCAACATTCTCTGCTATAAGAAAGTCAATTTGTGCAGCAGATACTTCATCTCCTGCTGTTAAATCTGCATCAATTCCTGCTACATCTGCTGCTGTAACATCTTGATCTACAACTGCTACTGCATTCATTAATTTTCCTTCATCTTTTAAAACTTCTGCTAACAAAAGTTTAGTAATTTCATTAGGATCAATACAAGTAGTATCAGCACTACAATCAGCTTGACATGGAGTCTTGATTATATATGCTTTACTAAATTGATTATATCCTTGAATCCTGTAGATGTGAGAATTTCTAAACTCTACTCTAAAACCATATTCAGCATCAAACTTAGTTTTGTAACCAGAAATAGTTACACTCATTGAAGCTCCTGCTTCATAATTCTTTCTTTGAAAGCCTATAACTCCTTTGCTTTGAATAGTTTGACCTGAAGACATTCTAAAATTTCCATCAGGAGTTCCTACTGCAATAAAGTATCTTTCAGGAATAGGATCAGCTGCAATAAAAGATACCCCTGTATCTGCATTGAAAAAACCAATCTTACCTACAGTTAAATCAGATGGAGTTAAGTCAGCAGCTAAGATAGCTGTATCACTAGCTGTAGGTAGCACATTAAGTACTACATTATTACGATTTGACATTTTAAATAAATTTTATTGTTATAACACTTGAGTAACACTTAGTTTAGACATCTTGATTTGAAAATCAGAAGTCTGTATTTGTCCTGCTGCTAACATAACAGCTATATCAACGATTTCTGTATGAGTAATATCTGCTAGTTCACAACTTTGATTTTCTGATAAAACAATACCAGAAGGTAAAGTATAAGAACCAGAAGCTAACCCACCTGGATAACAAATATAGTTTCTTTTTCTTAGGTAAAAAAGAGTAAAGCTATCTACTTGAAAATCTTCTACTAATAGCTTTATACCTTGAGAGTTAAATCTACCTATAATTTCTCTCCATTCAAAACTACTACTATGAAAAGTAGAGCTTTCTGCATCATCATACTGAATAGGAATAAAAGAAGCTTTCTTTTTAAAGCACTTACCTTTACTTATTAATGCTTGACCTTTTAGAAAGTACTCATAGTTTTGAGGAAAAGATACTACTAAATCTGTAGGAGTAATAATCTCTTCTTCTATAATATTTCTAATGTCTTCAATGCTCCTTTGATTTACTTCAAAACCTAAGTGAGTAAACATTCTAGGATATGCAACAAGTTTTACAAAAATTTGTTCTGCTTCATTTAAAAGCCAATCAATCTCTTGTATTCTTAAATTTCTGTTTTTTTGACTATCAACCTTATTGAATTTCATTTTCAAGTCATAGTGCATATCCTGTACAAGCATTATTTAGTAGTTTTTTCTTTGATTAAAAGATAAAATTCTTGATTCTTATCATCCATAAAGTACTTCACAACTTCTTCTTCATCCATACCTAATACAGAGTCTAAATACTTAATGTTGTGTCCATCTTTTCTAAGTATACCTTTATCTATAGCTTCATACACTAAAGCTAAAGTAGCTATCTCTTTTTTATTCCTATTGATAGTTTTTAAAACTAATGCAGGATTTTTGTCTATAAGCTCTCTTATCTTAACTGTAATAAAATCAGGAGATTGATTCTTCATATTCCCTCCTGTAAGAACTTTAATAAGTTGTATCTTTCTTTCTGGAGCTAATTTAGAACACTCAATAATAGCAGTATCACTTAATTCTACTTTAGATGCTTTAGCTTCTGCTTCTTCTGATTCATCATGTATGAAGTGTGTAGCATCTGGATATAATCCTTCATTCCATTCTTTTTTAGAGTTTGCTACATATCTACTCCCTTTCATGATCCCAATTTTCACTCTATCTAAAGGTAAAGCTTTATTAAAGAACATTGTTTTATTCTCTAATTTAACTCTAGCTGTTTTAGTCCCCCAAAATGGGTGAGGCACTTCTGGATCATAGTGTAAAGATAGATCATATCTCACTTTTTTGTCTTTAAAGAACTTACGGTCTTGGTCTGAAAAGTCTACTGCATACTCCATTTTTTCTACATCTGCCAAAGCTTCAATAGTTTGCGGTTGCATAAAAGACTCCTTACCTGTTTTTCTGTGCCATTTTTCTCTGTCCAATGGTCTTACTTCTACTCTGCTTGTCATACTCTGTAATTTAAGTTTACTAGCAAAGATATAATAAAAAAGTCTTACCAAACAAATGATAAGACTTTTTTGTTAAAATTAAACTTAAATCAATTTCTAGACAAAATTAACTCCCCACATTTTGTGACATCGTGAATGTGAGTACCACGAGTTTCTCCAACATGCATTTCATAGTAGTCTCCTGCATGAGCAGAACTACCTGCTTTTTTAGGTCCATAAGGTCCATACATTCCTTCTACATAAGTAAAAGCGTATGAGTCTTTTTTCTTCATTACTTTGATGTTGTTAGACTTAGCTCCTTTATCACCTGAAAAATCTAAGAAGGTAATTCTTTGAGATTCAATTGGAAATCCTGTTACAGGATCAATTTCAAAATTGATTTCTCTATCATCATATAATGGATTGTGAATAAGCTCTAAAGAACTACCATTAGCCATGTTGTATTTTACAAACTGATACCCAGCTTCTATTGCATTAGTATGCAAATCAGACTGTACTTTATTGGTGTACACTTCAACATTCTTGATGAAGCCTGATTTGTTTTGCCAATCTTGTATAGCTCTGTGGAATTGTAGCATTCCATACTCTCCAGTAAACCCTTTAATTTGTCTACCTTTTCCTGGCTTAGTTCTGCCATAGAAAATATCCATTAAATATTCTTCAATTAACTTTGCAGTTAAGTGAGAGTATCTGTGGATATGAGAATCTTCTAATTGCTCTTGAATACCAGGTCCCATTCTTACAGGTCTACCATTAGAACCTATAACAGTATCTGCACTTCTAGAGTACCAATGTCCTCTTTCAAGTTCACCATACCATTGTTGCCAGTATTCTACTTCTGCATATCTCATCCAAGAGTCATGTAATTTACCTTTTGAATCTGGAATCTTACAAGCTAAAACTTCTGTTGAAGCATAGTCAGTAATTCTGTATTCTTTACGGTATTTAGACATCTTGTTTCTGAAAGCAATTGGCATACTGAAAACAGTAGAACCTGATTGCTCAGCAGCTTCCTCATATTGAGAGAAGAGTTTACCCCATTGCTGTCCTGGAGTTAAGTACTTAGAAGGGATGAAGTCATCTGGATTATCAGAATTCATTCTCACCATATACACTGTACCATCACCATCAGTTTTTCCTTGAGACTGTACACGAACTTGGTACTTTTTATTAGATGTACCTGGATGCAAAACATCCCCTGGTAAATACCAGTTTTCATCTAATTTTATTGAAAAAATTTGTCTATACTTTCCTGCTGTGTTACCAGAGTGCATAGTTTCTACAACTACTAGTGGTCTAGTATTTGCATTTTTTAGTTCCCATTCCCATTCTGTATTTCCAATTGTTTCTTCTGCCATACCCACCAACATTGAAGAGAAGGGATTGTTTGAATAATAATTCTGAGCAGAAAACAATGTGTCCATAACAGTAGAGAATTTGTGTGGAGCTGCCATGAGACCTTTCCCTAAATGAGATTGTTCTGTCATGTTAGCATTCCATTCCATCTCCTTAATTCGGAGCTTGTTTCCTAGTGTTGCCATTGATTTACTTATTTATGTTAACTTGTTAATATTTAATCTATCATCTCCCAGATAGGCTTTTTAGTTTTGCTACCAAGACTTCTACCTTTTCTAGGAGGTTCTTCATTTCTTAGGTTTCTTCTTTTCTTTTTGGCATCTTTTGATAATGCTTTCTTTTCGATAAAAGAGAAATTAAAATCATCTCTTAAAACTTTAGATAAAAGAACTAATTTACCTTTATCTCCCATTGTTTTAAAAAGGTCTGCTTGAAGTTGACTAATCTTTCTTCCATCCTGTAACTCTACAGCAGGTTCAGATATATATTTAGGCAACTCTTTTTTATCTATGGGAGCAATTTTGAGAGTGTTGATCTCTTTTGTATCATTCAGAAAGTCATTTAAGTCTTTTTTAAACTTTCTGGCTTGAGCTTTTTTATCTTTATTGCTATCTTCAATAGCTTTCAACTCTAAATCACTTTGCTCTTTTTGTTTAGAGATAATCTTATCATAAGATTTTTCTCCTATTTCTTTAAGCTTTCCACTATCTTTAAGAACTTTGATGTGAGTCTTAATGTATTCATCATCATAACCTTGGAGTTTTAAATCTTGTTCTACAGAAGCTTTTTGAGTCTCTTCCATACTTATGTCAGAGTCTTTATTTACTCCTGAACTTAAAGTAGTAGACAAGTTTTTAAGATACTGTTTTGGATCTCCTCCTTTAGATGTAAAACGAATTAAATTTTTAACTTCTTCTGGAAGCTCTTGCATAGACTCTTTAATACCTTTTTCTACAGAAAATTCCCAAGCATCTTCTAATAAATCTTCAGAGTTCTCATCTGTAATATCTATATCATTACCTTCTTCATCTTGTAAATCTAAAAAACCTTTTTTCTTTAAGTAATTTAAAGTAGTAGCTGATTCAGAGCCAGATTTAGTAGAGCCTTCTTTTTTCTTCTCAGAATCTTCTTCTTCTTCTCCCTCCTCTTCTTCTTCTGGAAAGAAATCTACTTCTTCTTCATCTTCCTTTTTGTTATCTTTGGTTTCTTTTTTTTCAGGAGTTTTGGGGCTTTTTTTGTCTTTGGAATCATCTTCTTCTTTTTTCTTTTTTTCTTCCTCTTCTTTTGCAATTTCTTGCTCTTTTTCTAAAGGATCTGCTATGTCAGCTTCTCCAAAGAAATCCTCTGAGTTTGTTTCAAACCCATCAAAATTGTCAATTGTTTCTGTTTCTTTATTCATGTTAGTACAAATTTAAGTTTAATTATTAATTAATTGTAAGAGCTCCTCTTTAATTTAGAAAGAAATCTGTAATAGCTTTATTGTTTAATTTTCTGTGATCTACTGTTAATTTCCTTTCTTTTTAAGTCATTAATCTCTTTATCATTCTGAATCTTATGTGATAATTCTAAATCTTTTCTATTCTGTTCTTTCATTTGAATATTAGCCTCTACTCCATTCTTGGCTACTTCTAAAACATCTAGCTGACCATCATTATCTGTATCTTTATTTTCATTGAATCCCATAGCAAGAATAGCTTGCTTCTGAACATCAGTTTTTCTTTTCTCAGCTTCTTTAAGAATAACAATTTCTTTCTCTTGTTCATGGTCTTTATCAGCTCTTTCATCTCTCATCTTCTCAAGATCTTTCTCATTTTTTCTGTCTGACTCTGCTTTATCATTTTCTCTTTCCAACCTTCTTTCTTCTGCTATTTCTAATTCTTCTTGAGCTTCAGTTATGCTTTCATGTTTAAGAACTTTCAATACATCAGATAATTCCACTTTCTGATTCTGCATAGCAGCATGAGCAAGTTGTCTTATATTCTGTTTAGCATCTTCTGCAATAGAACTGTCTTCAATAAATAATCCTAGAGTTTCGTTATCTAGCATATCTCTATCAATTTTTAACATCTCTACAGACATATCATCTAACACAAAATTAATTGTATCAGGAGCATCATCTCTACTATAAGCTATTCTGGCTTTATCTATTAAAGCTTGCATAACATTTAACTTAACATGAGAGTGCATATTAAAATAAGGCTCAAGCATGTGCCCTGTTTGTACTAAGTTTTGTTGATTGTTTGCAACCTTTTCAGAAGTAGAAGTTTGCCCTAAAACAGGATCTGTAACCCCTACAGATTTACCACATTTTTGTTCTATGTACTCTAATAATTCTACATACTTTCCGATATCAGAAGCTACAGACATATCTAAAGACTTAGCAATAGTGTTAACATCTTGTCCTGTCATTCCTTCTTCATCTGGATTATACCACATAAAAGGAGTAGACTTAAAGTAGTACTGCCATTTTTCTATATCAATACCAGACTCTGATGGAATAGCATTTATATTCATTAAAATCTTTTTACCATCATCAGAAGCTAACAACAATTCTAATCTGTACCATACAATGTTGTAATAGTATTGATATACCTTCATTCTATCCATTATAGAAGTAGGAACAGAGTTAGTGTTATCATATATAGCTCCGTAATAAGAAAGATTTGATTTTCTCAAGTTATTTTCATCTTTAGTTTGCCCTTTTACAGGACCTATATCTTTATAGATGTTTTTACCTAACTTCCAGATTTCATAAGTTTCTGGAATCCATTCCCATTCAATGTAAATATCTCCGTTATCCTTGTCTAATTTATATTGTTCATCTACTAGAAATTTAGTAAAAGTTTCTCCTGTTTCTTGGTCTATGTAATCTAACCAGCCTACTTTTCTTAATCCTTTAAACTGTATGTGTTTAGCAGGAATAGTAGATTGATCTTCGTAGTAGGAATCTTGAGAGTCTGCAAAAAATTCTCCAGTATTTAATTCTTGAACTCTGTGTCTATAATCTTGGTAAATTTCATCAATTTCAGTGTTTGTAAGTTTAAAGGATTGTACAATTTGAGAAGGTGTCATTCTGTATTCTGCTAGTGCCCAGTCTCCTTCTTCTATAAATTCTAAATCTGGGGAAGTGTCACAGCTAAACCTCATAGGATTTACTGTTTTAACTATAGGTTTATTATTTACAATTCCTACCCAATAAATTTCATAAGCAGAT